TTGATTTAGATGGTGACGGCCTCTTAGAGCCTTATATCGTTACGGTAGAACACGCATCAGAGCAGGTTTTTAGAATAGTTACTGGTTATGATGTAAACGAAATCATCATGAATAGCGAAACGGTTGTTGATGTACCTCAATTACAGTATTTTACAAAATATGGCTTTATCCCCAACCCCGATGGCAGCGTCTTAGATTTAGGGCTTGGTAAATTGCTTGGCCCAACCAATAAATCAGTCAACACCCTTATCAATCAATTAATAGATGCTGGCACAAAGTCCATTATGGGCGGCGGATTCTTGGGTCGTGGTATTCGCGTTAAAGGCGGGAATCTTCGTTTTAAGATGGGCGAATATAAGCGCGTTGACTCACCGGGCCAAGACTTAGCAAGAAATATTGTCCATTTGCCATCAACCGAACCAAGCGGCGTACTATTCAACTTATTAGGGCTGTTAATTTCCCATGCACAAAGACTGTCCTCAACAATGGATTCTCAAGTTGGAGAAGATCCTGGGCAGAATCAAAAAGCCACAACCTCCGCTATCGTTCAAGAAAATGGTCAGAAAATATTCAATGGAATTTATAAGCGATGCCATAGAAGCTTAAAGAAAGAGCTTAAGAAATTATATCGACTTAATAGCTTAAATCTTCCAGTTGAAAGCTACTTAAACGTGCTAGATGGAGATATTCCAGAGGGTATGGAACAAGTTATTAGACGGTCAGATTACAATGTTGAAAGCGTTAATATTGTCCCAGCAGCAGACAGTCAATATACATCACAACAACAAAGGATGAGCAAAGCTAACGCCTTATTGCAGAAAATAGGTACTGGATTAGTCAATCCAAAAGTTGCCATGCAAAGGGCATTAGAAGCAGAAGAGCAACCCGGTATCGACCAGATAATGAAGGTTGATCCACCTCAGCCAAGTATAGAAATGCTTGAGTTGCAGCACAAGAAACAAATAGATTGGGCCAACGTTGAGGCGAAGGCATTAGAGTTACAACAAGAAGAGGTAAGGATAAATGCTCAAGCGATATTGGCATTGGCTAACGCAGAAGCAGCAGAAGAAGGCACACAGCTCGCAGGATACAAAATACAACTTGACGAACTTATTGCCAAATCAAAATCAGTTGGTGAGAGAGCAAATTCTCTCGGAAAAGCCGCTACCGGAAGCAATGGCGGAATGGAGGGCGAGGCAACCAACCCGATGGGTCAGAGCCAGCCTTAAAGATGAAATAGAAAATATTAAAAACGATTGGGTATCAGGCTCATTCTCTGATGAAAGTATCGAGAAGGCGGGACAGCTCAACGTAGAAGCGATGGGCCGAGTTAGAGGCTTATTATTCGCTTTAGATTTTTTAACAGTAGAGGAAGAAGAAGATGAGGAATAACCAATGAAGGGTAGAGTCACGGGCCACTATGTGGCGATTAAGCCTGATCCAGTAGAGGAAATATCACAAGGTGGAATTATATTAGCATCTGATTACGATGATGATGAGGCCGCAAGACAATTAGCTGCAACTATTACCGGAACCATTATTAGTATAGGGCCGGATGCATGGGTTGCTTTTAAAAGTAAAAAGCCTTGGGCAAAAGTTGGTGATAGGGTTTATTACATCCGGCACGTAGCAAAGATGATTGATGACCCCGATGATTTGGATAAATTCGGAAAGCCTAGAAAAATATTTATTATCGCGGACGAGAACATCACATGGTGTCTAGGACAGGATGGAGATGATGATGAAGAATAAATCATGCTCTATTTGTAAAACAGATAAGCCATTTTCTGAATATCATAAAAGTAAGCACTCGAGCAATGGCATTAAACCGATGTGTAAGAGCTGCGTAAAAATTAGCAGTAAAATCTATTTAGAAAAAAATAGAGATAAAAACAGAATAACCTGCAAAACATATTATGAAAACAACAAAGATCGTCTTGATTGTGCAAACAAGCAATGGGCTAATGAAAATAGAGAAAAAGTAAGAGAAATCCATAAAAAGTGGGTTGAAAATAATAAAGAAAGGAATCATGAGCATAAGAAAAAATGGGCTTATCTTAATCCAGAAAAGAAAAGGTTAGCTGTTAATTCTTATCAAAAGAGAAATCCTGATAAGAATTGCGCAAATGCAGCTTTAAGAAGAGCTAGATTATTTAATGCAATTCCCATATGGAGTGAAATAGAAGACATTAAAGACGTGTACATAGAAGCCCAATATCACAATATGCAAGTCGATCACATCATCCCTTTAAAGGGGAGAAATGTTTGTGGACTTCATGTGTGGGACAATTTGCAATTGCTTACTGCTTTTGAAAATCAAAGCAAAGGCAATAGATTTAACATAGAGGATCAATAAGATGAATGATATTGCAGCGAAAATGCGTGAATCAGTAAGTGAAGAAATGAATCAGGATGAACAAGCGCCTGATATTGAACAAACCAACGAGCCAGAACAGCAAGCGCCAGAACCAACAGAAATAGAATTAATGGCCGCTGACTCAGGCTGGAAGCCAGACAAGCAAGACCGTGATGGAAATACATTAACGGCTGAAGAATTTATGGCCCGTAAGCCATTATTCAATAAAATACGAAATCAGGGACAGGAACTTGATGATTTAAAGCAGGCCACTAAAACCCTTAAAGCGGATATGCTTAAGATTTCTAAGGAAAGTCAAAAAGAAAACGAACGACTGCTAGAGCAGTTAAAGGCAAAAAAAGAAAAGCATCTTGATAATTTAGAGGTTGATGAGGTTCGCAATACTGATAAGCAGATTGAGTCAGTTAAAGCTGATATGGCAGAATCAAGCCAGCCTGAAGAATCACAGGACAGCCCCGCATATCCGGCCTTTTTAAAGGATAACGAATGGGCTTCTGATGACAATCATCCTTTATCAATTGCCGCTGAAGGCATTGCTATGCGATATGGCAAAGCGCATAAAGGCGAGAAAATTGATGATGAAAAGATGTATAAGCACATTCATGATCAGGTAAGAAAAGATTTCCCTGAGAAGTTCGAGACTAAACGAACTACCAATAAGGTGGCTTATGCCAAGAACCGATCAACATCCACAAACAGCACGAAAAAAGGCATGACATTAAATGATGTGCCTGATGATGGAACTAGACGAATAGTAGAAAATATGGCTCGTCAAGCAGGTAAAACTGTTCCCGAGTATCTTAAAAATTACACACCAGATGACTTCAAATAAGAGGAATTAAAGATGAGCACATTAAGTTTAAAAGAACGAGCGGATCGACCAAAAAGAAAACAAACCCTTGCAGATTCTGAAGGGCTTGGGCGATTAAATGTTCAGGGCATAGAAGATGAAGATTATGTTTATCGAGTCGTTAATGACAAGAATAACCGCATTTATAAATTAGGTCAGCGTGGTTATGAAGTTGTTAAAGGCAATGGCGACATAGTAATGGGCGACTACAACCCTAAAGAAGTAGGAACCTTAGTTTCCACTACTTGCGATGACAAAGACGGAACAAAGGCCGTTCTTATGCGTATCCGAAAAGAGTGGTGGGAAGAAGACAATGCCTATAAACAAAAACAAATTGATAAGTCTGAAGAGGCTTTATTTAGAACACTGAAGGAAGAAGGTCAATACGGTGAAGTTAAAAAAGAGCTTGCTCGAAAGTAATCGTTTGTCTGGATTCCATTTATTAATAAGCCTTCGGGCTATTTTATGAGGAAACAACTATGGCTAATCCAGATAAGCCAAGAGGCTTTACGCCTGTAAAACACACATCAGGAGCACCTTGGAACGGTCAAACACGTTCTGTCGGCGTCACTGATGGCACAGATATGTTTGTAGGCGACTTACTAAGTTTAACGACTGGTCTTGCCGCCGTTGCCGCAACTAATGACGCTACCCTTTTGGGTGTTGCTGTTGGATTCGGTAAATTGGATGACATGTCTAACTCGCAAGGTGCAGCATTTAACCCTGATAATCTATCTACTGTTTATTACGATGATTCTGCAAGCACTCATACTGATTGGGTTGTTTATTATGTCCCTATTCAGGACATGATTTTTGAAGCTCAAACGGCTGTTGATTTATCTGCTTCTGTTATTGGCGCTAATGTTGACGTTCTGGCTACTGCCGGAAATACAGCAACAGGTCGCTCTAATCAAGAAGTAACCACATCAACTAACGCAGATTTTCTAATTGTTGAACGCCCAGTTTACCCGAACAATGATTCTTCATTAATTAATGAAAGATTATTTGTACAGGCGACTCGCGCTGAAACAGTATTCGGATAAGGAGTAAATAACTATGCCTATTTCAACGGGTAATTTTGCAAAGGCGCTACAAGAAGGCGTCGAAGGCTGGTATGGTCTTTCATACAATGAGTATGCAGAGCAATGTAAAGAGGTATTTGAAACACGTACTTCTCGCAAGGCTTTTGAGGAAATTGTAGGAACCTCCGGTCTCGGAATGGCAGCAGTGAAACCGGAAGGTGGATCGGTTGCTTATGATACAATGCAGCAAGGCTTCACAAGTCGTTTCTCGCATATCACATATGGTTTAGGCTTCATCATCACGAAAGAGATGTTTGACGATGATCTGTATGATGTTGTTGCAGAGGCTCGATCTAAAGCGTTAGCCAAGTCTATGCGTATTACGAAAGAAACGGTTGCAGCCAATATCTTTAATCGTGCAACTAACACATCTTATACATACGGCGATAACTCAACCTTGCTGGCTTCGGCTGCTGCGGGTAGTGCGACTCATCCACATGTTAAAGGTGGCACTTACACAAACTCACCAGCAGCGTTAACTGATTTTTCAGAAGCGGCGCTTGAAGATGCATGTATTGCATTAGGTAAGTTTGAAGATGATGCTGGACTTCGTATTGCACTTAAGCCTAAAAAGCTGTTGGTGCCGGTCGATCTTCAGTTTGAAGCTGAACGTGTGTTAAACACTGATCTTCGTGTAGCAAGTGCAGATAATGATCTTAATGCGATTAAGTCTTTAGGTAAGGTACCAGGTGGTTTCACCGTGAACAACTACTTAACAGATGTTGACGCATGGTTCCTTATTACAGACTGTACTGATGGACTGATTCATTTTGAAAGACGTGCAGACGACTTCACTATGGATAACGACCATAACACTGATAATGCTATGTTTAAAGCAACAGGGCGTTACAGCTTTGGTGCTGCGGATAGTGGACGAAGTGTTTATGGATCGGTTGGTTCATAAATAGTATAGAGGGGCTTCGGCCCTTCTTTCTTTAATTATAGATCGCTGAAAAACGCGAGTTGACTCCCTGACAAGGGAAGGAATAAATAATATGGCTAATTATCCAACTGGAACACATATTGCAGGCCCATTAAAGATGGGTGCTAAATCTATGGTGTTATCCACAGACTTAGGCGGTCTAGCGGCTGCTAAAACATTAACTGCTGATGAAAGCAATGGACAACATTACATCCTAGATGGCGGAACAGGATTTGGTATTACCTTACCTGTGCCGACTCAGGGCTGGCGCTGTCAATTTACTATTGGCGCTCTATTCACAACTGATTTCGTATTTACAGCGGGAACAGCGGATACATTCACAGGCTCTATTACAGAAGCAGGCGTATTACAGCTTGTTACAGCAGCAGATACGATTACGCTAGAAGATGGTGTTGAGGTCTTAGGCGATTTCTTAGATTTCTGGTCTGATGGGACGAACACGTTTGTTCACGGTGTGACCTCAACGGCTATTTCAGCTACACCTGCTGGCTAATGGTTCAGCGCACTAAAGACCAAAACACGCTTGTCATAGGCGACTGGAACGCCACCTGTGATGAGTGTGATTTTAAATTCAAGGCAAGCGATCTAAAGAAAGATTGGCGAAATTTATATCTTTGTCGTGATTGCTACCAGCCAAGACACCCGCAAGACTTTCTAAGAGGCCATCCTGATGACCCTTCAGTGCCTTGGACTAGACCAGAAAAAGGTTCTGTAGCTTGTGGGCCTTCTAATGTGGCTGGTCAAGCGATAGCCGGTTGTGCGATAGCGGGTCACTTCCTAACATATCAAAATCCATTATAGGTAGATTATGAGTTCAACTACGTTTACAGATAATACAACTACAATAGTGGCTGACTGGCTTAATGATGTAAACGCATGTGTTTATAGTCCTAAAACTGTTGCTGAAATGCTTTTATTGAATAGTCTTGATGATGGCGCAAGAGTGCATCTTCTTGGCTATTACGCTGCGGGTGATGGTGGTGGACAGCCCTTATATTATGATGCCTCAAGCACAGCAACCCATAATGGGGGCACTGTATTTCAGCCTACAGGTGTTACTATTGGTCGATTATTAAGTGTTGATACTTCGGTCATTAATGTTAAGCAGTTTGGTGTTGTAGGAGATTTTGATTCTGGCTCAGGCACAGACGATACAGTAGCTATACAAGCGGCTGTTAATTTTCAAACAACGGCTAAGATCACAGGAGCTAGATTATTTTGGCCCGCTGGTGGTTATTTGATAACGGCAACGATTACTATTCCAGCTACATCAGGCGGTATTGTTTGGGACGGTTCAGGGGCTTATTCAAGCAATCCATATACAACGTCAAGGCTCGGCCCACAAACTATCTTGTATTGGGGTGGCGCTGCTGGCGGGACTATGATCCAGTCAACGTCAACATTAGGCCATGCTATAAGCAATATGACTTTAGTGGGCAGACAGTCCGCAGCAGCTAACAGAGCCGGTATATTAATACATAGCAAATGGCAAGCTGGGTTTGCTAATGCACATGTTCATTTAACAAATGTAACTTGCTATGATGCTGCTGTGGCTATTCAATTTGCAGACCTATCAACAGATGGGAACTCATCTGATAGCTTGTTCGATATGCTTACAATATTTAGTTGTGACACCGGACTTTTAGTAAAAAACACACAAGGGTTGAATTTCATATTTAACCTTTACGGCGTCGATGACTGCCGAAGAGCGGTTCATTTTGAAGAAGGCGGCTCACTAACTATTAATGGGGTCAATCTATCTAATTCCGGCGGAACCGGCTCGGACGAGTGGTGCTTTAAGTTTGATAACTTTGGGGATAGTTCGGGCAATGCGCAAATAAATAATTGCAGGATAGAGCAAAATACTCAACAAATACTTCAAGCGGCTAATCTTGGCAGCGTTCAAATAAACGGCATGTATGAAGCTCAAGCAGATCAAAATGTGACAATGTTTGATCTTAATGGTGTTTCACTAACAATGAGAGATTCCCGACTTATTACAAACGACACTACTAATCCATGCTTTATGCTCGAATATGGCGGAGGCTCTCAAATGCCTGCACTTGTTATAGAAGATAGCCATCTTGATGTTGCTGCATGGGTTCAAAATGACTGGTTTGGATTTGATGTAAACGACAGAACGTCATTATTTGTTAATAGATGTGTTTATACCGATACAAGGAGAACATCAGTTCCTTTTATAAATTCAATTCCAGAGAATGGAAGGGTGACTCACTTTGTCCAAACAACAGACGCTAATATAACGAACGTTACATTAAACGGAGAATCAGGCAATGCTTATAATTATATGCAAATACCTACAGACACGGCATGGATTGCAGATGTATATATTGTGGGCAAACAATTGGATGGATCAGTAGTAGGGACATTTCATAGACGAGCTTCTTTGAAAAACATTGCAGGCACTACAACACAGATCGGCACAACTCAGACTATCGGTACAGATGAAAATGCAGGCGGTTGGAGCGTGGCATTAAATGTAAATGATGCGCTAGACATATTAAGGGCACAAGTTACCGGCCTTACATCGACTACAATAGATTGGAAAGTAGCGTTTGATATGAAGGAGGTTTTCTAACAATGACTTCAGTATCCACTAATTACTCTATAGACCGCGATACTTTAATTCGCATGGCCTGTGAAAAGATAGGCGCGGCTACAGAAGGTGAAGACCTTGATTCAGGAATGGTTAAAGTAGTAGCGCGTTGGTTAAACTTACAGCTTAAAAACTATACAACCCTCGGATTTAAGATGTGGAAGCGAGAACGTAAGAATATTACGCTAATTGCCTCACAAAACTCTTATACAATAGGACAGAAGGCCCGTGGAACCACCACAGCGACGACCGCAAGCAAGCTTGTAGACTCTAGCGCCAATTTTGTAAAAGATGCCGCTGCAGGCGATACAGTGCTTAACACAACTGATTCAACATCAACTACTATTTCAGCGATTGACTCAACCACTACACTTTCAGTAGCCGCAGATATTTTCACAACGGGTGAGACCTACGAGATTACCTCTGCTGATGTGTCATTGAATAGACCCGATAGAATACTAGAGTGTGATCGTAAAGATACTTCTGGAAATACGACTTCAGTTAACCCATTAAGTTTAGAAGAATACGATAATCTTCCAAATACAACACAGCTAGGTACGCCCATTAGCTACTTTTACGATCCATTAATCAATAATGGTCGATTATATTTGTGGCAAACCCCAGGCACATCAGAGGCCACTAATTTTACAATTAATATTATTGCAGCAACACAAGTCCATGATATGGATAATTCCACCGATTTATTTGATTTCCCTCAAGAATGGTTATTACCTATTGTGCTTAACCTTGCTTTTGAGATATCAGATGTTTATGGCGACATTTCTATTGGCAAACGAGGCCAGCTAGAAAAACGTGCCAACAGATTATTGGATAATGTAGCTGATTACGACCAAGACACTACGAGTGTTTTCTTCCAGCCAGATACACAAAGAGGATAGTATGGCTATCAAACAATTAGAAAGCCCCGTTTTTAAGTCTGTTAAGCCAGATGGAAGCCCAAACTCCCTTGGGACAATCGGCGTTTACGAAGCAGGAACAAGTTTTGCAACGACCGTTACAATATGGGATACGCAAACAAAAGACGCTGAATTAACCAATCCGGTAACGCTATCCAGCTCAGGTGAGAAAGAAATCTGGTTTGATGGAACAGTCGATATTGAGGTTAAAGATTCGGATGGAAATATTTTACCTAATGGTCAAACATTAAATGTTAATTCATCCGAAACAGCCACGGTTACTGGAAACTTTAACCTTGTACAGAACGGTAGTTTTGAAACTGACACAGATAGTGATGCGGCACCAGATAGCTGGACTCTATCTGCCAGCTCAGGTGGAACTATAGCAATAGATGCTACGAGTGGCGGTCAGGCCCACGGTTATAATGGACTAAAGTTCACTGGTACAGGCTCTGGCGGCGGTACGGCAACCAGCACTAAATTTGATGTGCTTGCAAGTTCGGCGGTTAATGTTGTTTTCTCCTATAAATCATCTGCTGCAACTACCACTAATGTAGTAACTATTAACTGGTATAAGTTTGATAATTCAGCCTCTGCTACGGCGTCTACAACAGTTTATACGCTTGCTACTGGCAACCCTGCTACATGGACAACTTACACAAGAGGGGCCGCTGTGCCGAGCGATGCCGTTAAAGGTGAGATTGTCCTGACAGGTGTTTTAAGCTCAGGCACAGATAAGATAGGCCCCACATGGTTTGATGATATTCAAGTTATAAGCATACCTATAGATCAAGTCATATTTGATGCGAACGGTAACGAGATATTAGAAACTGCTTCTGTTGCAAGTGCAGTTAATAATTTAAAAATCACAAATGCATCAACAGGAAATCAAGTATTGATTTCTGTTGAGGGCGAAGATGATATAGGAGTAGATTTTAATTCTAAGAATTCTGAGGAAATACTTAGGCTTCGTGCTACGGTTGCTGCTGTTAATGAAGTTACAGTTACCAATGAAGCTACAGGAAGTGGCCCAACGGTATCAGCTACAGGCGCTGATGCAAATATAGATTTTAATGTGTCTTCAAAAGGGAGCGGATATTTTAAGATAAATAGTGCCGATCCAAGGGCGCTTTTTCAGGCAACTGGCACTACCAATCCTTCAGTGGCAGATAATGCAATAGTGCCATTTGATACTATAGAGTATGACCCGCTTAGCGACTATAATACAGGAACATACACTTACACACCATCTATAGCCGGATATTATTTGGTTGATGTAATGCTGCAAATTAGTGTTCCAGCATCAAGTCAGGCAAATTTTGCGATACAAAAAAATACAACTGATCAGATACATGCAAGGGCTATTAATTCTGCTGCTGGCCTCGCCACTCACGTAGCGGTTGCTAATAGTATAGTTTCAATGAACGGAACAACAGACACATTAAGTATACAAAATGTGACTGGCGCTGCCCGTACCGTCGATACATCTACATTAGTGTCTAAATTTTCAGCAATAAGAATAGCGCCATTATAAATGAAATTACCATTATTAGGCGGATCTGGTGAAGATAGGTCAAGCGATGTATCTCAACAGCTTACCCAAAATCTTTATGTGCATAAAACGCAGACAGGTAAATCAAAAACAGTATTGTACTCAACCCCTGCTATAACTTTATTTACAGAGGTTGGGTTAGGGCCAATACGCGGGGCCATTGAGTATAATGATATTTACTTTGTGGTTTCTAATAATGAGTTATATGAAGTTAATTCTGTAGGAACAGGCGTTTTACGTGGAACACTTAACTCAAGCTTAGGTCATGTATCAATGGCCCATAACGGCCCTGACAATGGACAGCAAATAGCCATTGCAGACGGAACAGATTTTTATATCTGGGACTCAAGCGCAAGCGATTTTAAGATTATAACAGACTCTGGTGATCCTGATTATGATGCTGATTGCCCAACTCCTACACAGGTTTTATTTTTCGATGGACTATTTGTTGTTAATAATCCAGCAGTAACCGGCACTTTTAATGTATCTGGAAGCTATGACGGAACGGCATGGGATGCAACAGAGTTTGCCACAGCAGAAAGAGATCCAGACTCATTAAAAGCATTAACTGTCTCCAACAGAAAATTGATTTTAGCCGGTAGAGATACCGCAGAGATATGGTTTAACTCAGGGGCACTGGACTTTCCTTATGAACCCATGCAAAGCGGATTCTCTGAATGGGGGATAGCGGCTCCGTTTTCTTTGGTTGAGGTATCTGGAATCACATTCTGGCTATCGAATAACAAGGAAGGCAATGGAATGATTATTATGATGACTGGCGGGAATCCGCAAGTTATATCAACGCCTGAGATAGCGACTGAAATAAGTAAAATATCTGATATTAGTGATTGTTATTCATATTCATACCAGTATCAGCAACATGCTTTTGTGGTCTTTACCTTTGTTTCAGGTAAAAAAACACTGGTTTATGATATTTTGACTCAGGAATGGCATACATGGAAAACAGAATCTACCGGTTATCATCGAAGCACAGGCCATACTTTTGTATTTAATAAGCATTTAGTAGGTGACCCGATCAATGGGAATATTTATAAATTAGATTGGGACTCAAATACAGACAATGGCGAGAGCATTAAGCGTATAAGGCGCTCTCAGAATATCCACGGCGACGACAGACCCATTAAGCATCATGGCGTATGGATAGACATACAGGAGGGCGTAGGTGATGCAACAACTCCTAACCCTCAAATCCTTTTAAGATGGCGTGATGACAATGGTAGCTGGTCTAATTACCATGCAAGATCAATGGGCAAGATTGGTGAAAAGAACAAAAAGTGCATATGGCGAGCGTTGGGACGTTCAAGTGATAGAGTTTATGAAATAAGCGTAACTGATCCAGTTTCTCTTGTGATCGTTGATGGCTACGCTAATGTAGAAGGCGATGAGAGAACTAAAGAATGACTCACAGAACCCCGCTCCCACAGCTAAATAACGATGATTTTCCAGATGCATCACAAAATGGAATAGCATGGCTAGACCTTGTTAGGTCTCTATCAATAGATATTAGAACAGCTACATTTACATATGACCCTGCCTCACTTGCTGCTAATACCCATGTTGAGGAAACAGTAACAATAACGGGGCTTAAAACGGTTGATACTATATTGGCTGTTATAAAGCCGACATTTACGCAAGGATTTCAGGTAGGACAAGGAAGAGTAAGCTTAGATGATACATTATCCATTCAAATAGTTAATGGAACAGGGTCTGCTAGTAATCCAACTAGTGAGACATATACATTAGTTTACATAAAGAATAGTAGGTAAATATGAGCTTCATTGATGACATAGTTAAGGTTGGATCATTAGGGCTGGTAGATGACTTTACCGGGGCCGGTGAAGCTGCTGACCAACAAAGAGAAGCTGTGAGGCAGCAAACAGAGGCAACGCTTGCATCAACCGAAAAGAATATTGATTTTTCTAAATGGCTTTGGGGTGAGCAAAAGGACATAAGCGAGCCTTGGAGAGAGGCCGGGGAAAAAGCGATTGGTGGTTACGAAGATGCTATAAGCAAGCCGTTTACTGCTGAAGACATGGAGTTAGACCCTGGATATGATTTTAGGCTCTCAGAAGGATTAAAGGGCTATGAGCGAAGTGCTGCTGCAAAAGGAATGCAGTTATCCGGTAGAACGCTAAAAGGACTTGGTAGATACGCACAAGACTATGCATCCAATGAATTTGGACAAGCTTATGCAAGACGACAGCAAGGCATTTCTAATTTATATAATTTAGCCAATATGGGACAAGCTGCTGCGGCGGGTCAGGCTCAATCAGGTGGACAGATGGGCGCTCAAGTATCTAATTCAATATTACAGGGCGGACAGGCGCAAGCGCAGATGTATTCTGATTTCGGCGACATCAATGCGGCTGAAGCGCAGTCAGGATTTAATTCACTAATGCAAATCGGCGGATTAGCCGCACAAGCTTACGGAGCCTCATAATGACAATTGATCCCCGCTCACTCGAAGCGATTCGTAACCCTTTAGCAGGACTGTCTAACATAGGTCAGATGTACGCACAGGGCGTAGAGATGAAGGGAAGGCGTGAGGATAGGGATTTTAGAAAGTCTCAGGCGTTAAGATCCGAGAATCAGGCGAATGCGGCTGCGGCCATGGCTCAAGAAAAATGGACTGAAGAAAAGAAAATGAATCTTCTTCAGTCCCAGCTTACAAAGTCAAATATTGAAAAAGCAGAAATGCAAACTATGTACGATCAGTCGCGGGTAATGAGTGCGGCTACCTCGCAAATAATTGAGGATATTAAGGCAAATCCGGCACTGGCCCAAGACCCTAATGCCTATTCACAATACATTCAGGAATCAACAAAGGATTTGCCAGATTCTATCGCTAAAAAAATAATGAATGTTCCGATTGACCAGATTGAGAGAATTAACCGCCGCTCAAAGAGAATGGGCGAAGCTCTTAATGACAAGGTATCAAGCCCAAATTATGAAACAATAAGCGTTCAAAATAAAAAGACAGGGAATATTGATACTTATCGCAAAAATGACCCGCGCGTTGATAAATTAATTGGTGGTGGAACTCATATAAAATATTTCCCAAGCACGAAAGGCACGAAGGGCGATTCTAATCTTCAAAAGAAAACCCGTGGAAAGCTAGAAGACAGAGCTTTATTTGCTGCTGATCTTCAAGATAGTATTGGGAAAGTTACTCGTTTATTTGAGTCCGGCGGAAAAGAAAAACTAACTTACGGTGACAGGGCGTATGATTACTTAGCAGAGAACGCTGAAAAGCTTGGGATTGACATAACAGACAAGGCAAAGGGTAGTGTTGGTCTGCGTCAACAAATGCAAGGCCAGATAATTCAGGTTCAAAGTAACTGGCGTAGAGCTATCACTGGAACACAGGCATCTAAATTTGAATTAAATGACATTAAAGGTCAGGTATTCCAGCTAGAAGATGGAGCCACTGTGTTTGAGACAAAATTAAAATCATGGAAAGACACATCTGATAGGATGGCCGTAAGAACAAAAAGAGCACTGGATGCAGGATTTAAACATACCGGTGAAATAACCAAAGACAATGGTGACGTTATACCGATTTATACTAATAACGAAGGCGAAAATAGGTCATTAAGTTCTTTCGGTGCGCTTGGTGAAATACCGACTATGAAAGAGTATATGATGAAAGAATTGCAATCTGCATATCCAAAAGAAGCCTTTAATGATATGAGTAAGCAGGAAAGACAAGAGGCGATAAGAAAAATAACCAATCAAGCTAATTTACTGGGATACAGATAATGGGTTGGGCCGAAGAACTAGATTCACTCCCTGTTGATGCACAAGAAAATCCTTGGGAGGCTGAAATTGATGGTGTCGAAGAAGTTGAAGCGCCCGATTCTACCCCAGCCTATCAAAAGGTAATTGATAGAACGATTGAAGCTCCTGGTGTTGTACTTGATGCCGTTGGTAATGCTATTGAGGGAATAGGCGAGATAGAGTCGGTGCTTGCTAGAAGAACAGCGGCAGGACTCTATAAAATGAGTGGCGACCTTTTAGCTTTAGGAGCTGCTGGCGTTGAAACAATTTATGATGCTGGGAGAGTGGTTGGAACAGAGGCTCGGCTTCTGGTTACGGATGAAGAAAGGCCGGTATTTGAGAAAACCAATTATTTATCTGAAGGATTTAAAGAAACAACTGAGAGTGATATAGATGCTTTAAAAGGCGATGATGAAAGCGCATTTGGAGATTATGTTCAAAAGATAGCTGAATACGCAGGAATTACCCAAGCTATTACCCGGCAATTCGTAACAAGCGGGGCTGCTTTATTAAAAGATCCTGCCTTGGTTTCTAGTAATGTGATTAAATCTGCATTTCAAAAGTCAATGATGGCGGCGGCTGAAAACCCAAAATTAGCGATAAAAATTGAGCAAGGTGTAAGCGCATTAGTTGCTAGTTCGGGTGAGACAGCAAAACAGTTAGGGGTTGAACCTACAGGACAGCTTCTTACTGAGATTACCACTGGTATATTATCAGGAAAAATAATCAACACTGGTAAAGCTATTGCTAACTTTATCAGCAAAAAAGTCCCAGGATCTGCCGATAGGATTGGTAAAATTCAAGCTGCTGAGTATCTACAGGAAGTGGCATCATCCGATCCTAAGTTTATGGAAAAACTAGGCGAAGGATTAAAGCTTCAAGCTGAAACTGGTATTGAGATGAATCTTGCTCAATTAACAAATAATCCAGAGCTAAAGGCCGCATTAGTTGCAATGGAGGTTCACACGGCAGGATCAATTACAGCTTTAGAGGCTAGACTTGCTGAACAAACAAGGGCTATTAAAGCTATATTTAAGTCTGATACTGGTCTTAAGGATTCTGCTGTCAAAGGTGTTGAAGACTTTAGAAGCGGAACCGAGACCGCACTTGAAAAACAAGCAAATCAAGCAATAGATAACGTCTTGGAACAGGTTGATAATGCCTCGCCATTAGATAAAGAAATGCTTGGAGAGACTGGTAGAAACGCCTTAAATGCTTCAAGAGAGTCAATGAGCGCAGGTGTTGATCAACTATATAAAGAAGTTGGGAACCCAAATATCCCTACACAAATAATTGAAAAAGCACTTATTGAGGCAAGAAAGTCACCGCTTAAAAACGATAATTACATGAAGTCTCTTGATTCTGATTTGATTTCAACATTAGAAACAAACCTTCTTGGCAAAGCACCTACTAGGACTTTAGATGCACCCAATAAAGCAATTCAGTTACGTGGAGGCGGTGCTCGAACAGGACTACCTAAGGAAATGTCGCTTGATGGTGTTAGGCTTATAGAGAGTCGGCTTAAAGAGCATATTAGGATAGCTAATGCAGCGGGTGAATCTCAAAAATCACGATTATTAGGTAAGATATTAAACGGTGTATTTGAACAGTATAAAAATGTTCCTTCTGCTGCGGCTTTTGAGGTGTCAAATCTTAAAAAAGCAGCTTCCGCATCAAAAAGGCTTCATGAAATATTTGATCAGGGAGAAGTTCTTTTACAGTCAAAAATAAACGTAAAAGGAATGGAAAGAATTACAACAGAAGGGTTTGTGAGAAACTTTGTAAAGCCCAACGCAGACACATCATCTGCTAGAACAGATGATGCTGTAGACGGATTCTACAATGCTTACGGAGATATGCCAGAAGCAAGAAAATGGATGACTAATGCATTTGGATCACTTCTAAAAGAAGAGATTGGGCGACATGGTGGAAAGGTTAGGCCAAAGCAGATACGCGCATTTATTAATAAACACAGTAATTTTCTAAAACGCGCTAGGATCACCGGTGAGTTCGATTCAGTAGTAAAAGCTATAGATAATTCTAATGCGGCGGATGATGCCTTAACTTTAGACTACAAGAACTTTCAGAAAACAGTAATGAGCAAGTTTATAGGCTCAGATGATCCGGTTAACTTCATTGTTAATGCGGCTCAATCTGGTAGATTAAATAAATTAAATTCAGAAATAGCCAATATACCCAACAAAGCGAAAAGAGAATTAGTTCAAAGGGGTATAAAAGAAGCTTTATGGGAAGGCGTTAAAAGGCGCTTAACAACAGCAAAATCGGCAGCGGGTGAAGAAGTTCTCCTTAATACTGGTTCTGTTAGAAAGATGCTTGATGATATAAATTATGGAAAAGAGCTAAAGACAGGCCTTGGTAATGAGCATTACAACAGTCTTAAGCAATTAATTAATGTTGTCGATAGGATATCACCAGAGGTAAGCTCAACTGCCGGATTACCAAAAGCACACATTGATGAAAACCTTGTTGAGAAGCTTATGACTGGATTAAGGGCAGCGGCACATGGATTTGTTAGACCTGATTTAATAGCAGCTCAAATGTCAATGAGGGGCTATAAGGCTATAACAACCAAGCAGGCCCATAAGATTTTAAAAGAGGCGATGGAGAACCCAAAAATGGCTAAAGAATTATTAAAGCTATCAACAACCATTCATGGTAGAAAGATAGTTGGAACAATGTTCTCTCCATTGGTTGCACCAGTCGTTACAGATAGAGATAAAGAAAAACAAAGTAAATAACCCTTTCAGGTTGGGGATTCAACCTAAAGCCCTTCAGCTCAGGCCGGGCATAACTAAATAGGCGATAATATGAGTAATGCAGTAGTACAACAAAAAGATTCAGTCACTGGAAAAGTTACCGAACAGTTAAGCACATGCGCTGCAGCGCATGTGCATCTTGCCTCGAGTGATTTAACATGTATAAAAACAATCACAGAAAAAATATACTCTGATACCCTAGTTGGCTCACGAATTACTGAGGGCGGCCTTGAAGATTGCAGTTATTTTCAATTTCAAGTGACGGGTGTCGATGCTGATGATGATATTTCTATCGCTATTTCGTTAGACGGTGAAAATTTTGAAACCATTCCAGTTATAAACATAGCTACAGGCGCAGCAATTGCGGCAGGGACAAACATTGAGGCCGCAGGCATATACCGGTACGGAAATGAGCCAACAGCAACCTCATTGCGTGATGCCCCTACAGGATTGGGTGTTTTGTCTATAAGGATTACTCGCGAAACCGCCACTGGCTCAAATCAGGTTGATGTAACCATGAGGGCCAGTTAATGCCTTATAATACATATGATTTAGATTTTGACGATGCGCAGGTCGGTGTCGGCGGTGTTTTATACAAAGCCGGTTGGACAACAACTGATGATACGCTTGAAGGGCTTGGGCGTGGCTATGATGGCAATAGCTGGGTGACACCTAACGGTGCAACCATTGTAAACGGAGGGTTAAGAGCTACAGTTGCTAATAAAATAGATTTAACAATGGCAGATGCAGCAGGGCGCTATTCTGCAATCCGATCTGCATACATGGCTCGTGGTGCATTGCAGTTAAAAATGCATCTATCCGATTTGCATGCGATAGGCGCGTCTTTGGGTGTTGTGATTCAAAGTACACCCGTTTCTGGTGGAATTGGTGCGCCGGTTATTGTTAGGGTACAAACCTCAGCACTAGCAGCAGACAGATATAATCAGCTTGTATCAGATTATGACGGCAATGAAGCGTTAACCAATCCTTGTTTTGATCAGGCAGGGTCTCAGGTTTATGATATCGTTGATGCTTATACAGTATTCCATGCCGGTTTAGCTGATGATGCTGGATATGTAAAGTATGGTATTGATTGGGTCGGGAACGTTCAGCGTATATTTCTGAACGGTTATCTGGTAAATATTAGATTTATCGACACCTACGACACTGAATTTAATCTGATTGATTTTCAGCGAAGTCCTACGCAAGTTAGCATGAAAGAGTTGGTAATGATTAACCGACCTTTCACACGCAGCCGAGCCGTGGAATGCAGAATTGCAATGGTGGGTCACTCATACGTTGACAGACAGTCATTAAATAGAAAATCATTTGACAATGGTATTGCGGGTGGATACCCAGGCTTAATATATGAATACGG